GTTGGACTTCTACGTCCATTTTGACCTAGACGAGGCATTCAAAGAAACAATTCGCTCGCGACACCGTGATGCGTTTTCTTATGATAGTTTCTCCGAGGGTGAAAAGCAACGCATCGACTTAGCACTTCTGTTTACTTGGAGGCAGGTTGCTAAGATGAAGAACAGTATCGCCACCAATCTACTGATTCTTGATGAGACTTTTGACAGTTCTCTCGATGCGGATGGGGTCGACAACCTATTAAAGATTCTTGATACCTTAGATGATAGCACTAATGTCTTTGTTATATCACATAAAGGAGAACTGCTTGATAACAAATTCGATCGTAAAATTGAGTTTGTTAAAAGTAAAAATTTCAGTAAAATAGCATGAGTGCAATCGGACCATATTTCGATAAAGACAAAGTTAATTTCACACGGACAGATCCTTATGTCGTAGTCCCTAACATATTAACACAAAAAGAATGCAAGGGTATTCTAAAATATGTTTATAAAACAGAAAGGGTATCTGAACCCCGACTTGGAGCAGGAAAAATCGAAAGAGGTGTTAGAGACACCGAAATATATTATTTTAAACATACCAAATTAAAAAATAAAATAGAAAATATAATAGTCAATAATAACCCTTGGAATATTAAAGTTGATAGTTGCGAGTTTTTTCAACTAGGGGTGTATAAGAAACGTGGACATTATTCTTGGCACGTAGATACAACTGACTTATATTCCTACTCTCGAAAATTGAGTTTTAGTATAATTTTAAATGATCCATCGGAATGGAAAGGAGGTAAATTCCAAATGTTTTCTGCTCTTGACAGGAAGGGTAATCCAATTATTAAGACTGTCAACAACCTTAATCGCACAGGAACTATGCTATTATTTCCTAGCGAAACTTATCATCGAGTTACCCCTGTTACAGAAGGACAAAGAATATCATTAGTCGGATGGGCATGGGGTCCATAATAAACTTGACACACACCAATAAAAGATGTATAATTAATCTAAACTTATGAGGAAACCTTTGTGATGCTTACAGAAAAGACCATGCAAGTATTAAAAAACTTTGCAACCATTAACCCTAACATCGTTATTGAAAACGGAAACGTTATCAAAACAATCTCAGAAGGCAAATCTGTTGTCAGCAAATCTGTTGTTGATGTCGAATTTCCTAAGACCTTTGGTATCTTTGACTTGAATGAGTTCTTAGCAGTTCTAAGTCTGGTTGACACACCGGATTTGTCTTTTGAAGATGGGTATGTTACAATATCTGATTCGGTTGGAAGGACCAAGATCAAATATCATTATTCTGATCCCGAGATTCTTACCTCCCCTACAAAGGATGTTGTAATGAGAGATACAGATGTATCGTTTGTGCTTGATAGACGAACACTATCATTAATCAAACGTGCCGCAGGAGTTATGAATCATTCTGAAGTATCAGTATCTTGTATAGATAATAGTGTATGTTTAATTGTGAAGGATGAACGTGATCCAACTTCGGATGCCTTCAACATCGCAGTTGATGGTACATTTAAAGATGCCAATTTCAATTTTGTATTTGATATTAAAAACCTAAAAATGATTGAAGGTGATTATGATGTTAATATATCTAAGTCACGTATCTCTCATTTTATTAATAGAGAATCATCTATTGAATATTGGGTAGCACTTGAAAAAACTAGTACTTATGGAGAGTAAAATGAATAGTGAAATGATTGACCTTGCTAATCGAATCACCCGAAGCACCGTTGCAGTTGTCGATACGATGACATCTCGCGGAGCATTCCGAGGCGAAGAACTTAGCACAATTGGACAACTTAGAGATCAGTGCATTGCTTTGATTCAGTTGATTGAAACTGAGCAAGGCATCGCAGGAGAAACTGCTGATGCTGATTTTGAGGTTCCTCCCGCTGAATAACTTTTGACGTTTCTCCTCGAATGATTTTTTTATATAATGTATGGAGTAATAAATGTCAAATGAGTTCCTTTGGGTTGAGAAATATAGACCCTCAACAATAGATAACTGTATTCTTTCACCCACGTTAAAGGATACATTCAAATCTATTTTAATTGAAAAAGAATTGCCAAACATGTTGTTTACGGGCACTGCTGGTCTGGGTAAGACCACAGTTGCTCGGGCAATATGTGAGCAATTAGATTTAGATTACCTTGTGATCAATGGTTCAGAGGACGGTAACATTGATACTCTTCGAGGTAAGATTAAAAGATTTGCCTCAACGATTTCCTTGTCTGGAAACGGTAAGTGTGTCATCCTTGACGAAGCAGATTATCTGAATCCTCAATCGACACAACCTGCGTTGCGTGGGTTCATCGAAGAATTCTCAGATAACTGCCGATTCATTCTCACTTGCAACTTTAAGAATCGTGTTATCGAACCACTCCATTCTCGGTGTGGTGTGTATGAATTTAATACATCCAAGAAAGACATGGCAGTCTTGTGTGGTCAGATGATGACACGAGCAAAAGAAATACTAACTAAGGAAGGTGTTTCAGTTTCATCTGATGACGATGATAAAATTGCTAGTCTGATTATGAAACATGCACCTGATTGGCGGAGAGTGCTTAACGAGTTACAACGTCATTCCATATCAGGCGAACTTGATATTCGTGTTAATGACAGTAATGGTAACTATGACGATCTTTTCTCGTCTTTAAAAAACAAAGATTTTAAAAAGATGAGAACATGGGTTGTTAATAATGTAGATGTAGATACTAGTGTGATCTTTCGTAATCTATATAATAGTATGTACGAAAGAGTTAACAGTTCTAGCATACCACAACTGGTATTGATTCTTGCAGACTATCAATATAAAAATGCATTTGTTGCTGATCATGAATTGAATTTGGTTGCATGTTTGACAGAGGTTATGGCAAGTGTCGAATTTACCTAAGACAGAAATTCTATCAGACGAACCAAATTTCATATGTTTATCTTCTATTAATATGCCACAGGCAGATAAGTGGGAGAAATCTATACGAGAAGGTGCTTCCTACTCACAAGATAGAACCTCTATTAGATTAGAAAGAGCATACTGTCGTGTATATCAACCCACTCATTGGGGGTCAAAAGAGTTTGATCCTTTAAAACGTCACTTAGCAATGATGGTCACAAAGGTCATAACGTCAATTGATCGAGTAGATGATAGGGTTTTTTATATTGAAGACGGTGCTTGGGGTCTCATCTATGCTGATGGTGAATCTTGTGGTCCTCACGGACACGGAAAAGTTCCAGAGTATGCTGGGGTATATTATTTAAAAACAACTCCCGGATGCGGGTCTATATATTTTCCCGAAGCAGGAATTGAAGTAGAACCTAAATCCGGAGACATGGTTCTTTTTGGGTCACGTGTACAACATGGGGTGCTTCCTAATGTAGTTCCTAACAGTGAGCGCGTGTGTGTTGCTTTTAACGTGAGAAAAGAACAATGAACCCATTTGAATTTGTAAACTCTGTTAGTCATACCAAAAAGTATATGATGACACCAGAGAACGAAAGTAAGTATGTTCCTTTCTTAACTAACAGATCATTGTCTTACTTTAAAGACAGCGCATTGTTAGCTAATGAGATGAACTTCCATCACCACCTTGATAACAAACTACAATATGATTTTTTTATAAATATACTGAGAAAACGAAAACGATTCTCGAAATGGCAAAAATATGAATCTGATGATGTAGTATCTGCCGTAAAAGAATATTATAATTACAGTGAAGAGAAAGCATTAGATGTAATGAGCATCCTCACGGAAGAGCAAATTAGTATAATTATAAGGAAGGTGAGTAAAGGTGGAAGGAAATAATGTAGTATGGTCACCATTTGATATGGTTGAAATAACAATCAATCACCCAGATGACTTTTTAAAAATTCGTGAAACTTTGACTCGTATTGGAGTTGCTTCACGCAAAGAAAATAAACTTTTTCAGTCCTGCCATATTCTACACAAGCAGGGAAGATATTTTATTGTTCACTTCAAAGAACTATTTTTATTAGACGGTAAAAAAACAAATCTTCTTGAAAATGATGTAGAAAGACGTAACAGTATCACTACGTTATTATCAGACTGGGGTCTTATCTCTATCTTAGATAAATCAAAGGTAACTAACTGTGCACCTTTAAGACAGATAAAAATTCTTTCGCATAAAGAAAAGGTTGACTGGGAGTTGTGCCCGAAGTACAACATAGGAAGTAAATTCTAACCAAAATATTCTGGGTTGATATATTTAAACCTTTTCTTATGTGCTCTGAAAATACCTGCGCCACCATCCCAATGTCGGTATCTAGCATTTTCTACATGCTCAAATAATAATTGGTACCATCCAAATTCAGCAGGGAGTATAGATTTTTTTCTATGGAAATCGTCTACCATATCTGTGTCCCACAGATTACTTCGGTGCATAAGAAGACCGTAGTCAACCATCATGGGTGTATCGGGTAGAGTAAGGTGAACGTCATTGTCTGGATTTTCACTCATAACAGGAAGATACCCGATGTGTCTTTGATATAAACTGTCATAACTCATCATTCTTCGACAAATATCAACTTTATAATTAGGTCTCTGTGCCAAAGATACAGTAGATGATAGTTTATAACACTCTGATATTAAGTCGTATAATTGTAGGTCTCTTCCCAGAGCATGATCCCATCGAACCCGTACTATAACATCAAAATTATTTCCATACTGTTTAACAAGATCATTATGTCTTAATAACATTCTTATCTGATTTGCTTGCCTTTCGTTTTCACCACCAAAAGGAAACCTTGCTGGTTTAAAGTATTCGAATTTTCTATTCCATTGATAATGGTCATAAAAATCAGAATTGTCGCTGTACGGATTGTAATCTACACCATCGTTATCGGCATAGTCAATGTGAATGCCCAATTCTTTATTGAGGTTTCCGTATTTTTCTAGACAGTCCAGAGATGCTCCACCAATGATGTCAGCAAAAGGCATTTCTCTTTTTAAATTTTGCACAATAAAAGGAAGATACTCTAACTCTCTTATCACACCAGAGATAAAAACTCCAACCTTTATTTTTTTAGTTTTGTTTAAGATGAGACATCCCCTTGTCATCAATAATGAAATCTTGAAAGGGTTTATGGAATGGAAAATCCGGATAATCGTATTTTAATATGTCGTATACATCACCGTGCATTTTAATGTAATGAACAAAAGTTTGAATCTGCCACCCTTTATCTAATGGGAATCTCCAATGAGGCAGTTCACGTCCTGAGTATAATACACCTTCTCCGGATTCTAAAATATATTCTTTGGTTTCATTATTCTCTTCTACGTAAAATTCCCAAGGATGATCACGATCTCCATAAGCAATAGTTATCGTAGAAGAGTATTCACATGCGGGTCTATCAACGTGAGGACGTAAAATGAAACCTTCTTTGTAAAGTCTAGTGAAAGTATAGGTAGGATATAATTTAAAACCATATGCTTCTTCAAGTTGAGGTTGCGTTTTTAAAGCAATGTCTCTGAAAAAAACATCACTATAAAGTTTATACGATTTATCATTGTCAGGACCGAACCTATGTTTCTTTTCGTTTTCTAAAAGGTTTCGATTTAACAAATCAAACATGTATTCTTTTGCTGCATCACATGTTGCATTATCTAAGAGTTTAATTTTCATAAAAAACTTGACAGTTAAAAGATTATATGTTATATATATTAGTGTCTTCGCGCAATGATGCGGAAGATAGACAACAATCTTGCTTAATTAATAAGGAGATAGCAATGGTTAATACACGAACAAAAGTGTTTTCGTTCCCCCACTCTCGTTTCATTGGTTTCGACCACGTATGGGATGAGATAGAAAAACTAACAGTCGCAGGAGCAAACGAGAAGGGTTTTCCTCGTCACAATATTATCAAATATTCTGACACGGAATACGCCATGGAATTTGCACTCGGCGGTTACAAAAAGAAAGATCTAGACATCGAAGCAAAACCTGGTGTACTAGTAATCAAGGGAAACCCTGAAGAGGATACCCGAGAGTATCTTCATAAGGGAATCACTACGAAGAAATTCGTGGAAACATTTCGACTCGCAGACCACGTTGTCGTTGATGGAGCTGAATTCGTCAACGGACTACTAGTGATTAAACTCAGAGTAGAACTGCCCGAAGAGAAGCGTCCGAGAAAAATAGAAATCAATTCTCAATAAGGACACTTATGAAAACGTTAGTAAAAAACGAGGAATTTCTCTCCTCTAAAAAAGAAGAAATGATCGCAATTGCACAATTGTTTGGTGCACTCTTAGTAGTGCCTGTTATGATCCTAATTAGTTGGAGCGTATAATGGGTGTGCTAACTGCAATGGTGTTGGTGGGTGTAATTTTAGTCAGTAACGGTAATCGTGAACTCAATGAGAAATGTGCTCAAGAAGTTCTCGATGGTATTGCTGAGTCACATCAGGAATGTCGTAACTACTACATTAAGGAAAAGAGATGATCAGAAAAATTAAAGAGGCAACTCCTATCGTTCTGTTCGTCGCCCTTATTGTTGGTGGACTGATAGCACCTTTCTTCACAGATTGGAATCATGTAGGTATCCCAATGGACACTCTATATATTCCGGTACTGTAAGATTTGGGTGTTACTTAAGCGCATGTAACGAAACTGGGGGAGACGCATCTCCCCTGACCCATCTATGAGGGTTTGCCGACGTTCCCTGCTCTACGGAACGAGCACTAAAAACTGTCGGACCACTTGACTTCTATTTCAATTATGTTATAATGGACACATGACAAAATTTTATACGCATGTTTCTCGCAAAGGTAACCTAATCTATTATCGCGGATACGATAACGGAGAACGAGTTTCCCAAACAATCCCTTTTAAACCTACACTTTATGTGAACTCTGATAAACCCAGCAAGTTCCGTAGTTTGTATGGCAAAAAAGTTTCCCCTATAACGTTTGATACTATGAGGGATGCAGGAGAATTCCGCAAACGGTATCAAGGTGTACAAGGGTTTCCTGTACATGGTCAAGATAATTTTCAGTTGCAATTCATTGCTGAAAAATTTCCCTCCGATATGAAATACGATACGTCTCTTATCGATACGTTGTATATGGATATCGAGGTTCAATCTGATGAAGGGTTTCCCAGTCCCGAAGAAGCATCAAAACCTGTCACTGCAATATGCGTTAAGTCCAGCAAGTCTGACACTTTTTATGTGTGGGGTTTGCATGAGTACAATGCTGAACTCAATGAAAACAACGTAGAGTTTTTTCAATGCGACAGTGAACTCAACTTGTTGAGATCTTTTATGTCGTGGTGGGGATCCTCAGTCAATACCCCTGATGTTGTCACTGGATGGAATGTTAATCTTTTTGATATACCTTACCTCTATCGCAGAACCTTGGCAATTGCTGGCAAAGAAGTAGCAGATAAGTTGTCACCATGGGGTCATGTGAAAGAACGTCATGTCAGAACTCTTGGCGGTAGAGAGCAGGTTGCATATGACCTCGACGGTATTAACATTCTTGATTACTATGATCTGTTCAAGAAGTTTACATTGAACACTTATGGTCAACAAGAATCATACAAGTTAGATCATATTGCTAATGTTGTTCTTGGTGAGCGTAAGTTGTCTTATGAAGAGCACGGTAATCTGCACACCCTGTATAAAGAAGACTATCAGAAGTTTATCGACTATAACATCAAAGACACAGACCTTGTTGAACGTCTTGATAAGAAACTTAACATCATCAAACTCATTTGCTCAATGTCGTATAATGCAAAATGTAACTTAGTACAAGCATTAGGCACTACTGGAATATGGGATGCAGTAATATACAACGAATTGTTAAAGAACGATATTGTTATTCCTGCTAGAATAGATCAGGGTAAAACTAAGATTGCTGGTGGTTACGTAAAAGAACCCGCAGTCGGTGGTCATGATTACGTATGCTCATTTGATTTAAATTCGCTGTACCCTAACATTATTGTACAATATAACATGTCTCCCGAAACCTTAGACATGGATGGTAATTGTGTTGCTGCTAACGGAACTCGATATAGAACGGATATTGAAGGTATTATTCCCAAGGTTATTAAAAAGTTTTATAACAATCGCGTCTTGATTAAACAAGATATGATTAAAGCAAAACAAGAGTATGAGAAAACCAAAGATCCTAAACTAGAAAGTGTTATTGATACATTAGACACTGAGCAGACGGGCATTAAAATCCTGATGAATTCTCTCTATGGTGCATTGGCAAATCAATACTTCCGATATTTTGATCTACGCATTGCCGAAGGTATTACTTTGTCTGGTCAAAGAGCTATCAGATGTGCAGAGAAAGCAGTTAACGATGAGATGCAAGAAATATTGGGTACAAAAGAAGATTACGTGATAGCAATCGATACTGACTCTGTGTACATCACAATGTCGGATCTTGTTAAGCAACATCAACCTGTTAATCCTATAAACTTTCTCGATAAAGTATGCGAACATTTTGAAACGAAAATTGCCGATGCTTACCAAACTCTGGCAGATGAAACCGGTGCCTATGATAATCGCATGGTCATGAAACGTGAGGTGATTGCAGATCGTGGTATTTGGATGGCAAAGAAACGCTACATATTAAACGTCCATGACAGTGAGGGTGTTCGCTTTTCTGAACCCAAGTTGAAGATGATGGGTATTGAAGCAGTCAAGTCGAGTACCCCACAGGTTGTACGAGACAAGTTTAAAGAATTGTTTCAGATCTTGGTCAAAGGTTCAGAAGAAGATACTCAGAAATTCATATCCGATTTCAAATCATATTTCAAGACACTTCCGGTTGAACAGATCTCGTTTCCACGAGGTGTCTCTGACGTGAATAAGTTTGCTGATGCTCGAACCATCTATGGTAAGGGAACTCCGATACACGTGCGTGGAGCACTGTTATTCAATCACTACCTGAAAGAAAATGGGTTGACTCAGAAATACGAATCGATCAAGGACGGCGAGAAGATTAAATTTGTTTATCTGAAAGTCCCGAATCATTTGAAAGAGAATGTCATCAGTTTTTCAGGACAACTTCCTCCCGAATTCAAAGTACATCCTAAGATAGACTATGATAAAATGTTCTCTAAAACTTTCTTGGATCCTCTTGATCCTATTTTAAAAGCAGTTGGTTGGACGGCAGAACCAGTTGCTACCTTGGAAGCATTCTTTGCTTGACAATAAATTATTTTTCTAGTATAATTAACTCATGTATTCCTTTACTATATTCAAAAATACTTTTGATAATAAAACCAGTAGAAAACTTACTCACGATTCTTGGGAGTCGTTTGAGAAAATGTTTCTTAATCTATCTATGAAACCCGGAGAAAAAGGTGGAAATAATTCTAGTCCTCTTATTAGTCCTGCTATCTACCACGAAGGTAGTACAAGGTCTAATAAAACTGTTGTGGAATGGGGCGGTTGGTGTGCTATGGATATTGATGATTTCGATCCTCTTAATGACCTTGGCGAATCGCTTCAACATATCTGTGGAGAGTATAAATTCATCTGCTATTCAACCGCTAGTAGCACTCCTATCCAACCCAAATTCAGATTGGTTTTCCCGACTTCAATAAAAGTTGAAGCAGAAAATATTCCACACTTTTGGTTTGCTTTAAACGAAAGATTCAAGAGTCTTGGTGGTGATGAACAAACGAAAGATTTATCTAGGATGTATTATGTCCCTGCACAATATCCAGAAGCATTTAATTTTTACTTTACTAATGAAGGTAAAGACATAAACCCGATTGAACTTATGGAAGCATATCCATATACAAAGTTGAGCGGTGATAACTTCCTAGATAGATTGCCCGAATCTATGAGGAACGAAGTCCTTGAATATAGAAAGTCTAAACTTACAAGAGATGTTTCTTGGACTTCTTATCGGGACTGTCCCTTTTTCCCTAAGAGATTGGGGGCAGAGTACACAGTTATAACTAAGACTGGTTGGTACTCTAAAATGTATCAGATCATGATAGCAATTGCAGGAAATGCATTGAAGAACGAATATGATATATCGGCAAAAGAAATTGCAGAGATGTGTAGACAACTTGACGCAGACAATGGATTGTGGTATGATAATAGACCATTAGAACGTGAAGCAGATCGAGCAATTGAATACGTTTATAAAACAATATAGGAGTTAATATGAGTGATAATAGTGTTGAAGAGATTGAGTTTGAAGATGTCGAGGAAACTCTTGATCCTAATGAAGTTGATTTACCACCAATGGACAATAAAAAAGATCCTGCACCAGATCTTAATGTTTCAATTTTAGGTAGAACCAATCTATCTAAACTGGTTCAGATCATGTACGGTTCTCCACTACGTACTCAGGCGATCAACATGAGCGAATATGATACAGTGGATGACCTTCTGGAATTTCCGAACACACATCTAGTGTTCATTACATTAGATACAATTTTAAATGATAATGATGAAATAGAAGATGCGGAAATCGTCAATGCTGTTAAAAAAATATCATCACAAATGCAGTGTTCTATTGTTCTGAAAACAACCGTATCGATTGAAACTTTGAGTAAGATCGCAGTTATTGTTGAACCTGATAGATTTGTATATTGTCCGGAGGATTCTTGTGACGATAACCTAGATGAGATGTTAGCATCACAAGTGTTCTTTGCTGGTGGCACTCAAAAAGCAGTTAATAATATTTCCAACTTGTCAAACGGTATGAGTATGTTATCAAGGAAATTTTATCAAGGATCTTTGTGGGATGTTGCTCTTGCTAAACTGATGATCTCAGCAGAGAAAGCAGTTACGCAAACTTTTTGGAACCAAGCACATGATTATATTGTCAATGATACTTATGGCAATTTCAATATAATCAAAAAAATGTGTGAAGATTATAATACAAATCTAACAAACACAATCCCTAGTTTTTTGAAAGCAAGACTTGGAGATCAGGTTACTTACAAAAAAGCAAAGAGTTTTGCAGGTGAATACAGAAACAAAGATGTTCGATTGTTTGTAGGATTAACTGATAAACTGCCTTTGATCGATGAGTGTATCAACTTTAAAAATTTAAAGGACTGATATGAAGGTAGAGATTTGGGGTAAAGACAATTGTAGTTTTTGTAGTGCGGCAATAGATTTGTGCGACGAGTTGCATCTTGACTTCACTTACAAAACCTACAACGTTGACTTCACAAAGGAAGAGATCTTAGCAGAGTTTGTAGGTGCTACTACTTTTCCTCAAATTAAAGTAGATGGTGTTCCAGTTGGTGGATACACAGAATTAAAGGAATTATTATGTCGCTAATGGCAAAACTTAAAAAGAACTCCAAGATTAAACTTACCAGTGAGATGGATAAGTCGGAATTCTTTCAAGAGAAAGAAGTGGTACAAACTGACGTTCCTATGCTCAATGTTGCACTCACCGGATCACTTGATGGTGGACTCACACCCGGACTCACGGTATTAGCAGGTCCTTCTAAGCACTTCAAAACTTCGTTCGCACTCAAGATGGCAGCAGCATATCTCGATGCGAAACCTGATGCGGTGATGTTGTTCTATGATTCAGAGTTTGGTTCACCACAATCTTATTTTGACAACTTTGGTATTGATACGTCACGAGTATTGCATGTGCCTATTACTGATGCCGAACAGTTGAAGTTTGATCTGGTAGGTCAACTAGAAGAGATTGATAAAGATGATGATGTTATCGTAGTAATTGATTCTATCGGCAACCTTGCTTCTAAAAAGGAATTAGAAGACACTATGAACGAGAAGTCTGTTGCAGACATGTCTCGTGCAAAGGCATTCAAAGGTTTGTTCCGCATGGTCACACCTTATCTTGCGATGAAAAACATTCCGTTGCTTGCTGTTAATCATACCTACAAAGAGATCGGATTGTTTCCGAAAGATGTTGTCGGTGGTGGTACGGGTATCTATTACAGTGCTAACACGATTTGGATTATTGGTCGCAGACAGAACAAGACTGGTACCGAGGTCACAGGTTATGACTTTGTGATCAAGGTAGAGAAGTCTCGTTATGTAAAAGAGCAAAGTAAGATTCCTATTTCTGTATCATGGGAAGGTGGTATTGATGAGATGTCTGGACTTCTTGATGTCGCACTAGCATCTGGTCATGTTGTTAAACCATCTAATGGATGGTATCAAAAAGTAGGAGAAGAGAAAAAGTATCGTGAAAAAGAACTTGACAAATCTTTCTGGGATGCTATATTAGAGGATCAAGAATTCCAAGACTATGTGAGAAAAGCATTTACGATTGGAAGTGAAGTTGTAGACATTGGTATCGAGGTTGAAGATGATTGATCTGGACAAAGTAAGCGAAGGTGTTCATTATGAATTGGTTCCAGTAGAAAATAATCCGAACGAACTAGCATGGCATGTTAGAATCCTAGAAGGTGATTTTCCTGAAACCGTAATCTCTTTTGGTAGAGTTGCTTTTATGGAAGACGGTGAGCATTTATCGTTCGATTTTAAAGTAGTGTCCTCTCCTGATGATACTCTGACAGAAGATACCATAGAATTGCAAGACTTTGCAGCACAGATTTTAGAAGATGTTTTAGAACGAGCAGAAGCAGAAAACCGATTAGTGACAAGCGATGATAAATGAAAGTAGCAGTTTTATTTTCGGGTATTCCAAGAGACCGTTTTAAACAAAACATTTCAGATTATAAAGAAGTTTTTAATAATGCTGACTTTTATTACCATACTTGGCATCAATATAACGAAGAACTTGAAGAATACAAACCTTTAATAACCACTTCCGAACCTAATCCCGACTATAATTTATACGAGAATGTTGACGATCCTTTTGTTCAGTCTACACCTTTTCGAAGAGTACACGATACACATGATAATGGTAGACTTAGTAAATCGTTCATGTCAAAACAAAGACGAGGAGTTATACAATTCTATGCCTACAATGCCGTTTATAATCTTATAAAAAACAAAACATATGATGTTGTTATTAGAGCAAGATACGATGTTAAGATTGCAGTTAATCTTAAACATGTTTTCAGATATCTTGTTAACAAGTGTTATGAAACTCAAAGACCTTTCGGTTTTAACTATGAGTATCGAAGAGACAGACATACTAAAAGGATTTTTGGAAGTGTTCCATCATGGGATTCTAAAATCTATTTGATGGATGAACGAAAAATAGGTATCATGCACTACGAAGGGTACCACGGCATACCTGATTATTTAATCTTGCACCCTTACGAAATGTATGATATAATTGATGCTAAAAAATTACTTGATAACGAACAAATGTTTTCGAGTGAACCCGGATGGTGGCAAGCAATCTCTCGACATAAAAAACGTGCTCGTTTTTATTGGGGCGGAGTAGTCGTAGAAAGACATATCGAACAATGGAAATTAAATGATAAGAATTGATTTTGAAAAGATTGTTTTAAGAAACATTATAACCAATGAAGAATACATGAGAAAGGTTTTGCCTTTTATTCAGAAAGAATACTTCAATGGTGTCTATGCTAAATTGTTTATTGTTCTTGTAGATCTTGTAGCAAAGTATAATAAATTACCTAGTGAAGAATCTTTTGTTCTCAGCGTTCAAGAACTAAACTTGAATCCTGAAATGGATCGACATGCACAAGATATTATACCTGACATTTTTAATAGTAAGGAAGAGAATGTAGAATGGTTGGTTGATGAGACCGAGAACTGGTGTCAAGAACGTGCAATACATCTTGCCGTCTTTGAATCGATCAATATTATTGACGGAAAGAGTACCGTCTTATCTAAAAACTCTATCCCAGATTTGCTACAAAAGGCACTAGCGGTTAGTTTTGATACTAATGTAGGTCATGACTATCTAGTTAATGTTGAAGAGCGGTTTGACTTTTACCATGAGCAAGAAGAACGTATTCCCTTTGATCTAGAATACTTAAACACCATTACAAAAGGTGGTCTTCCTAATAAGACTCTGAACATCGCACTGGCAGGTACGGGCGTGGGTAAAAGTCTCTTTATGTGTCATCACGCCGCTAGTTGCCTTTCCCTTGGTTACGATGTCCTCTACATTACGATGGAGATGGCAGAAGAACGTATTGCAGAACGCATTGATGCAAACCTATTGGACATGCCTATTGATAGGTTAGACGGCATGGATAAAGAAACGTTTGTCAATAAAGTTTCTGAGATTAAGTCTAAGACTAATGGTAACTTGATTATCAAAGAGTATCCAACTGGACAAGCACACACTGGACATTTTCGTGCGTTACTCAACGAATTAAAATTGAAAAAGACATTCAAACCTGATATTGTTTTTATAGATTATCTCAACATTTGTTCTTCATCACGTATGAAAGGTATGGGTGGAGCAATCAATTCATATTCTTATATTAAAGCAATTGCAGAAGAACTTAGAGGTCTTGCCGTAGAATTTAACCTTCCTATTTTCTCTGCTACGCAAACCACACGATCAGGTTATGGAAATTCTGATCCCGGATTAGAAGATACTTCCGAATCATTTGGTCTTCCTGCTACTGCTGATCTAATGCTTGCTCTTATATCTAACGATGAACTTGCAGACATGAATCAAATGATGGTGAAGCAATTGAAGAACAGATATAATGATCCTAATAAGTATAAAAGATTTGTCATTGGTGTTGATCGATCTCGTATGAAATTATATGATATCGATCAAGAAGAACAAACACTAATGGAGGAAGATACCGGTCCTGCTTTTGATAAATCTGAATCTGGATTAAGAATAAATAGTGAGAAACTACGCGGTATAAAATTCTAATGGAAGTTGCTTTCAACAATAAAAAAATACTTGCTAAATTTAATTATGTTCTTAACACATACCATGAACTGTGCGAGAAACATAATTTAGATCTCTCCTATAATAGCACGTGGATTAGTAATCTAAATTTAGATCATAGTACAATGTCTTCTGATGAAATCCAATCCTTGATCAGTGAAAAATCATTGAGAGAAGATTACTTGCCTCGTTGGAAAGAACATATAGGGTTTCCTGAACATGGAAGAGTGGTAGAGATTCAACAATTGGGAGAGAGTCTTTGTGAGGATTTCGATAATTTTTGGCAGTATGCAAAATATGAACTTCCTCCTGAAATTGGTACTGCTTCATCCGCACTGCTTGTAGATTATCCAGAAGACGGTTTGACTGGATGGCATACTAACTGGAACGCAAATGCATATCAAATACTGTTTACATGGAGTGAAACCGGTGAAGGATTTTTTACTTACTACGATGTACCAACTGATAAAGTAGTAGTTATTAAAGACAAACCCGGTTGGCAATGCCGATGGTATTACTTCGGTAGAAAAGATGAACCAGAACATCATTGTTGGCATGCATGTTATACTAAATGCAGAAGAATGACGTTGGCATTTAAATTTAGTAATGGTGGTAAAACATCATGGAAAGATTCTTCTGCTCAATTTTTGAGAGACGAACTTGTAGCAGAAATAGAATCCTATGAATAAAAAACGTTTATTTGTTACGGCATGGTTTGTATTATCAGTTATAATTATATATTGGATTTTCCCTAATGACAATCAAGAACAAGAGAATGAAATATCTCGTGAACCGCAAACGGAAATATCAATCAAAGAGTTCACCGAACCAGAATCTACTGGACTACCAGAAGCAGATCGAAGCGGAATTGATGGATTCAAAGAAAGCGAACGACTTTGCCTATCGCTTAATGTCTATCACGAGTCTCGTAGCGATAACCTTGCTGGGCGTATTAGTGTTGCAGATGTTGTTCTTAATCGCGTAGATTCAAAACACTTTCCTGATACCATATGCGGTGTCGTACATCAAGCAAAGACACGAGTGAACTGGAAGGGTAATGTTGTTCCTGTTCGCGGCATGTGTCACTTCTCTTGGTACTGTGATGGTCTGAGCGACGAACCATTAGAAGAAGGTGCATGGGAAGATGCACAGATTGTTGCTGACCTAGCACTCAACGGTGGGTGGAGAGGCATCTCTGAAGGTGCTACTCATTACCATGCAACCTACGTAGAACCCAACTGGATTAATGATCGAGGTATGGTCCCAGTTGGTAGAATTGGACAACATAAATTTTATCGGTGGCACTAATGAAAAGGTTGTGGAGACTCTGGGCAAAAAGTCTTGGAGAGAAACAAGGTTCTACTGACAGAGAAGCAGACATGATTGCCATGATAAGAAGCATCATTGTCTTAGTTAATTTCCTTACATGTTTTTTTATCATATCGGGAGTGATCCACAATTGGTAGTCGGATTTACAGCTAGCGCATTTGATTTGTTACACGCAGGACACTGTGCAATGTTGCGCGAGGCAAAAACACAGTGTGATTATTTGATTTGTGGGTTACAGATTGATCCTAGTTTGGATCGTCCTGAAAAGAATAAACCTATCCAATCAATTGTAGAACGATACGAACAACTGAATGCCATTAAGTATGTGGATGAAATTATACCATATGCTACTGAACAAGATCTTGAAGACATCTTGACAATGCATGAAATCAATGTTAGAATTATAGGATCTGAATATAAAGATGGAAAGTTTACTGGACGCGCAATATGTGCGAGTCGAGGAATTGAAATCTATTTTAATAAACGAGACCATCGGTTCTCAACAAACGATCTACGGAGAAGAGTTAATGAACTACAAGTTTAACGAAGATAAACTAATCGAGGAGTTAAAAACTTATGTCGATAAAACCTACGATCAACACTACGCAACCGACAAGTATCAAGCCACGGATGTTATTATTGACAGTGGGCATGGTACTGGTTTTTGCTTGGGCAATGTAATTAAATACGCCAAGCGATACGGTAACAAAGGAACACCTGATGATGCTCGCAAAGACATCATGAAGATCCTGCATTATGCTCTGATTCAGTTGGACATTCACGATCAAGAACATAAGCATCAATTCGAAGAACGTGATCGAGCATACGGTCCTTATCCTGAGTACACAAAAAAAAGATTAAACGATGTGACACCAGAACAATGGAATTCGATTAAGTCGGGAAAAGGGGTGTCTCTCAGTGGGTAACGTATTAGACTTTGTTGCGTATAAAAAAGAACATGATCGTGTAGAAGAAGAACTCCGAGAGATGATGGGATCATACACTTACACTGTCAGTGATTCTTATGAAGTAGACACCGTGACCATCTCATTAGATTTGTTTGAAGATCTATTTTTAGACACGAAAGATATTAATAATGAAATTGAAGACCCCTCTTAGATATCCCGGCGGTAAATCAAGAGCAACAGATAAAATATTTAAGAAACTTCCGGAGTTTAAATACTACCGAGAGTTGTTTCTAGGTGGCGGTAGTTGTGCGCTTTACATCAGTCATAAGTGTAGAACTCCTGTCTGGGTTAACGACAAATATTTTAATCTGTTTTGTTTCTGGAAAGCACTGCAAGAAGACTCTGTGAGACTATATAATAGTATCCTAGAATCTAAAATAAAAGCAGATGAGTACGAAGACAATGTGGGAGCGCATAGAGAACTTTTTATCACGAGTCGAGATCGCCTCGTGGAAAATCTTGATGTGTTTGAGCGCGGTGTCCTTTTTTATATTGCTAACAAGTGCTCTTTTAGCGGGTTAGGGGAGTCAAGCGGGTTCAGTGCTCAAGCAAGTCAATCAAACTTCTCCTACGCAGGAATTCAAAAACTCAAAGAGTACGGACCTCTGATACAGCATTGGTTGATCACGAACTATGATTACTCAGATCTATTACAAGATCCAGAACCAGAAACCTTTATCTTTGCTGACCCTCCTTATGACATCAAATCAGGACTCTATGGCAAGAAGGGAGCACACCATCTATCATTTGATCATGTAGATTTTGCTAGACAAATTTCCAATGTCAAGAGCAATGTTATGATAACATATAACTCTAGTGAGGATCTACGCGAGTTATACAAGGACTGGAACCAAAGCGAATGGGACTTGACATATACGATGCATTCTGGTAAGATGTACCGTAAAGATGAAAAGAATAGAAAAGAATTGTTATTAACAAATTATGATATTGAACAAAGAAGCATTTAAAGAATCGTTCAGTGATACCATTTTAGGAACATTAGTAAACTTTCCGTTGAACTATGCCATGGTATTGTTTTGTCTTTGGATGGAGATGAATGCTTTAACGATGACTATTTTTATGACCTCTATACTTTTCGTACTTGCGATAGCAAGAAAATATTACGTAAGAATATATTTCGATGGGAGAAATAAATGCCTAAAGGAGTAAAGGGTAGCGGCAGTGGTACCACCGTGCTGATGAACCTAACAATAGAGAAGGCACTCAGAGACGAATTCCACATATGGTGTATTCGTCATAACACTACTATGAAAGATGTCCTACAAAGTTTCATACAAGATGTTGTGGATAAGGGTAATGACTTAGCACCTGTTAAAGTTACACCGAAAAATCTTAAAAGAAATTCTGGTGTAGAAGAAGTTGCTAAATTTTTTGATGATGTAAATAGATCGGATTCTTGGGAGGATACGTACTGATGGTTATAAAAGGTTTTGTAGAGGCAGCAAAAAAAGGTGTGGTTACTGTTGAGTTTAATAAGATCAATGACGGTGGTCTGAGAATTATGCCTTGCACATTAAACTCAGAGTTATCAGATCATAACGTACCAGAAATTCTAGAACAAAGAGAAAACGAATCTTCACATCTTGTAGTATGGTGTTTAGATAAAACTGCTTGGCGTTCTTTTCGCGTTGACACTGTGATCAAATGGTACGAGGGTTATCCCAAAGACCAAACGTAACTGCTAACCTTTTCTGCCGTATCCATTCGATCATCAGTTACAAAAAGTTTTCCACTGAAAGATCGATAGAGATAATAAGTTTTACCTGATATAGGTTGATGATACTTTTCCAGTACCATGGTCTGTAGGAGAGACATATTTCACCGTGTTAAGTTGCTAGTATATATAAAAAATAAAATTTTAAGGAGAAACTATGTATCGACAAACCGATTTGTTTTCTAATCGAGACACAACTAAACCTCCCTACAACGGATTGTTTTTTTGTCCGATCAGACAAGAGTTCAATCGTTGGGATGATCACATTAACTATTACAAAAAGAAACGACTATGAGCGATGTTTGGAATGGTGAGTCCCGAGGTTGTTCAGATGTAATGTTCTCTCGGATTCAAATCTTGATGAGAGGAAACAATCTTGAAAGAGAGTATGACGATTTGTATACCTCTGTCATATCTCTAGTG